CTCCAGACACCCCAGAAGTAACACCAGACACCCCACAAGGCCCATTCAGCGACCCACAGATGGTTCAACAGGCTTACCTGGCTGCACTTGCTGACGGCAACACTAAGGCTGCTAGCATGATACTTGATGGCTATAAGATGTTCGGCCCAGAAGCTACTGCTACTGCAAAGCCTAAGAGCGCCGAATCTGCTAAGGTATCGGGTATTGTTAACTCTGGATTAAGCTCACTCGCTCAGCTTGAATCTCAAATAGCCAACGGCGGCGTACCTAAGGCTACTACACTACCTGGCCGTGGGCTATTGGGCGGTCTACTCGGTAACGTAACGGGAACGGCAGATTACGATACCGCTGCTAATAACATCGCCGATGCTATGGTGCGTCTACGAACTGGTGCCGCTGCAACCAAGCAGGAACTCGAACTTTACCGAGAGTTACTACCTCAAGCATTTGACAGCCCAGAAGTACAACAGCAGAAGATTCAACAAGTTAAGAATTACTTTGCCGACATATCCAACAGTACTGGTAGTGCTGGTACGGACATTCAAAGTCTGTTGGGGGCGCAATAATGAAATCGCCAGCACAACGAGCATTCCTATACGCCAAACTGGATAAAAAAGAGCCAGTCACTATAGAGAAGCCGAAGCCTAAGAAAAAGGGTATACATTCCGTTATAGATAAGACACTTACGAAAAAAGGTAAGGAGTAATGTATCTGTTTGCTGACATAGCGCTTGCTGAGCTTGCCCCAATTTTGACCATAATTGCTGGTATGCTGGTTGGTTTTTATGGGATAGCTAAGCTTATGCTTGTACAGGCCACAAAAGACCGTGACTCAGACCGAGCTGAGCGCCAGGAGTTTGTTATTGCCATTAGAGATATGGCCGAAAGCAACCGAGAGATAGCTGAGGAAACTAAAAAAGGTAATAAGGAGGCTAAGCAGCGTAATGGCCACCTTGCAGAACTTACCATCCAGAGTAAGAACGAAACTCTCGATGCTCTCCACATTATTAAGAATCAGCATGTTGTTAACCAAACAGTGCATAATGAAACAGTAGAGAATAAAGTAAGGAGCAAGAAGTAATGGAACCACAACTAGACGTACAGCTCAGTCCAAACTACTCAGAGGGCAGACAGGGTAATCCTGTACGCCACATAGCCTTTCACCACGTTGTTGGCAGCGCAAGTAGCGCTGTAAGCAAATTCCTTAATGCTGGTTCACAAACATCAGCACACTTTGTGGTGGCTCCCGATAAGATTTACTGCTGTGTTGATACTGACAATACAGCCTGGACAAATGGAAACTGGGGTTCAAACCTCGAATCGGTTACTATTGAACATGAGGGTGACTGGCGCAACGGTTTTCGTGACGAAAATGTTATTAAAAACTCTGCACGGCTTGTTGCATGGCTCCGTACTCTTTACCCAAACGTAACCCCTATTCGTCACCGCGATGTTGCCTCTACGGCTTGCCCAGGCGACCTACCCGTAGAAGAAATCTGGAATCGAGCAACAGCTATTCTTAACCCACCTGCGCCTGCGCCAGTCCCAGTACCGCCTGCTACGTCAATACAGATTACTGATATACAAAATCGTATTGTCGTCACCAACAAAGACACTAATGTATGGGACTTAAACTTTAACACCTGGGCCGAAGCTAAGAGTGTGAAGGTCATACCAAAAGGTACGGACGTAGAGATATCGGCTATAGCTAAACACCCCTTAGGCAGCAGCTACTACATGACTGAATATTCATTTGCCAAGGGGATTAAGAATGGCCTTAATGTTGCCGACTGCTCAGAGAAGCCTCCTGTTGTCACCCCGCCAGAAGTAAAGCCCCCAGTTGTCGTCCCGCCCGTTGTTACCCCGCCAACCTATCCAAACTGGTTTGTTCAATTTTGGGTTCAAGTATTTGATGCCATAGCAAAGATATTAGGGTTAAAGTGAGGAGATAGCATGAAAGATACAACACTAACACGCGCTTTAAAACGAGCTATATGGCTTGTGCTTGCAGGTGCTCTAACCGCTCTGCTGGGATATGTGACAAGCGACTGGGCTAGCGCCGCCTGGTACCCTCTTGTGTATTTTGTTTTAAAAACTGCCGTAGACTTCGTAAATCGGAGCATACCGAACAAATAACAACACGCCCCCAGAAATGGGGGCTTTTTAATTAGGAACAAAAATGATTGACGGACACCACATAATCCACACTAAAGCTCATTACACTATTAGCCCTGAAGCACGCCAGCTACGAAATGAGCCTTCGCTAATACCCAGGATAGACAGGGATGCGCACAATGAGCTACATGCCAATTGCCCAGCCGTACCACTTCTTGGCTACCATACATTAAACAGGGTGGTGAAAGACTTTTACCCGCAAAGAACAACGCTTGCCAGCATAGATGATTTACTGTTTGCTATTGAAAATGCGGCACGGCACGAGAAAGCGCACCCCATAGAAAGCAAACTTGCGTTTTTAGCGATAGAGGCTATCGAGCTACAAGTCCCTTATATAAGAGAGGGCTTAGTTCTCCCAGAGTTGAGGGTAGTATGAGTGAAAAAAACCCCGAAAAAAAGAAGAAACAAAAAGGATTCCGCATAGAGTTTGAGGATGGAACGGAGTTTCTTTGTACCCCAGATAGTACCCATGCCTTTATACACTCAGAAGAACCAGATGGCGACCACCTGTTTATTTATAAATATATTGAAGGGCAAAAGGAGCCAGTTGGTCATTTTGTATTTCGAGAGCAGATTGCCAACTTTGACAGTATCGTTATGTTCATGGACGCAAATGACTTTAATGTTATGGAGGACGCGAGGCTTACCGAGGGCGATCGCAAGGCTTATGAAGAGTTCAAAGAAAGACAGCGCATTGCCCGAATGACAAAAGACGACATCCACTGGATAAGCCCCCGCCAAGAGTTAACTAATAAGCGAGCAGTAGAGTTCTTAATTTACTTAGCGCAGAATGGAAAACTATGAGCGAAGCAGTGCCCCAAAGCGTTTATGATGCAGAGGTTATGTATCGGCGCAGAATCGAAGAAGCGTCAGGGGTATCATTAGTATCCGCTTATGTTTTGCGTACTAGCATCCAACTCGAATTATGGTAGAATTAAATTAGCACAATTAAAGTGCCAAACAAAAGAAAAGACACGGAGCTTCGCAGCTTTTATCCGTGTCTTTTTGTTATATTCTTAGCCAAACATTTATATTATAACATAAACTACAGCGACCTCGCAAATCGCTGGATTAAACACCTACCTGAACTCTACCACCAGCCTTTAGAAATCCAAATATTATAGCTTGCCGCCCAGCCGCCTTTGGCTTTAGCGTAACTGTTACACCACTTAAGCTGAGTAATTGGGTTGGTGCGCCAGTCTGCGCCAGCGCTGGCCATTTTAGAGCCAGGAAACGCCTGGCAAATACCGTAGGCTTTTGGGCCGTCATAGTCACAAGCTACCCAGCCGCCATTTATGACGCATGGGTTCCAATGGCCTTCGTGCATAACGATATATTCAACGTAGCCGTAATCTGAGGCTGCTATGCCTGCTTGAGCCATCCAATCGGTGTGTGAGCCAGGTGGCAGTAAAACAGCCGATTGTACGGGCTTAGGTGCGCTCTCAGCCAACACCCTTGCGCTATCTTTTTTAGCCTGGAGCTGCTTAGTAAGCTCCTCTATTTTCTTCTGATTCTCAACCGAGTCTAACTTGTTCTTTTCTAGTTCTTCTTGCTTCGCCTTTAGTTGCTGGATTGTGTTCTGTAGTTCAACTTTGGTTTTTGCTGATTTGGTATATCCATCTACTATGGTGAATATCCCTGCTGCTATAAGTGCCAATACTATTGATACTGTTAGCGCAATTATACGTTTCTTCATCATCACCCCTGGAAGGGTTCTATGCCTTTGTTTAATTGTACCCATAGTATACCAACTTTAGTAAGATTCTTTAAGCAGTAACGCCGTAAGAATAATAGCTGCGGGCCACTTGATAACTTGATCTACGCCGTCAAGCAGGTACATGACACCTGCAAATACCGTAACGGCTAGAATCGCTCGCACAATACCTTTATACGCGTATTGGAAAGCTACTACTGTTTTGCGTCCGACTTTAGGCCAGAACGGTGTCTTTACTTTTTTTTCAGTTTCTTTTTGTTTCGGGTAATCCGAACGCTTTTGTACTTTAGTCATAATGGCTCCTTTTATTATTGACTTTTTAATACTAGCACAAGCTTACGGCATTGTCAATCATCAAATTCGTCTATTTCAACAATAACTCTTTCTTGCCCTTTTTCGCATTTAGTGAAGTAGTCCCCACCATAGCCTTTTATCCATTTTTGGTTATCGTCTGGCAGTTTTCCCGACTGCACCATGCCGTCTTGAATGACTTTTACAGACGAGCGTATGTTATCGAAGTCGTGCCCTGAACTAAAAAACCAGTTAAACGTGAGAATAACTGGTTTAGTGATTGGCTTGAGCTTTCCGCATTGAATGGCTATGAGCTGGGTTTCTTCTTTTTTAAGCTTAGCCCCTACGCTCCAATGGGTGCGGTTCTTATTATTAACCTCGTTCATTGGTGTAAGTTGACCGTAAAAGGTAATGGTTTGATTCATAATTAAGATAATAGACCAGGAAAGTATCTTTCGCAAAACTTTTCATAGCTTTGGCTCCCCTTGAGGGTGTTGCAGGGCCCGCAGCAAGTAACTAAGTTGCTAAAATCATGGGCCAGGCTTTTATGCGTGCCCTTAGGCTTAACGTGATCGAGAGTAGTCTCCTCCATAACCCCAGGTTTACCGCAATAGTGGCAGTAGTAATACCCACTAGAGCTTGCGTTGGCCTTAAACCACTCGGCGCGGGTTATGCTCCACGCCTCAGCTTCTTTCCCAAACTTCTTAATGCCTTTCTTTTTTTTCGTACCGCAAAATGTTTGGTAATGATACGGGCTATTGCACAGCTTACATATTGGCTTTAGATTTTTGTCCATTATATTCTTTCCAAGATTTTATTATACGCTCTTTTGTTATTACCTCTCCATGATCTCGGAAGTACAACCATTGTATGAAGTCCGTGTTGGTGGGTTTTTGGGGTGTGGTGGTTGGCGGCTTCGCCGTAGCTGCAAGCAACTGCTCAACGCTCGTGTGCTGGTTAGTGTGCATACCGCTGCAAGTCGGCCCACCGTACCCAGTAACCTCGTTCTTAGCGAATATCGCACCACCGCAAGTTTTGCAAATGCTCATAGTTCGTTCACAATCTTCCTGAACTCGTTTAATGTTTCGTGTCTATCCTCGGCTTCAATTTTAATGTTTAGTATGTCTGACGGTGTGCCTCCTGCTTTTTCAATGTCTTCAGTTGTAGCTTCTACGTCTATTTCTAAACCATCTATCTTAGCTAATAGTTCTGCCTTGAGGTGGGTGCGGTATTGGGTTAGGGCGCTCACAATTTCATCGTGTAAGAGTTTGGGGTTGTCGCTGCGTATCGCTTCATTCGCAAAGGCGGTTAGAATTAACGCCAGCTTATCTATATCTACTGTACTCATAGCTGGTGGTCTTTCATATATCGGTCAATTGCGTCCATAGCTGTGAGGTCGGGCACTATAGTTTTGCCGTATTTGCCCGTTGTTGAGCGGGCGAGTATGTCAAAGTAGACACGCATTTTTAGTCGCTTTGGTAGCTTTTGGGCTAGGCGTATTTCTAGGCGTTCTGCCCTTCTGCTGATTTGATATTTAAGTTCGGTTATCTTGCTCACTTATTGCTCCTCTCGTTCTTTAGTTACCATTCTTAGCGTCTCTATAGCCTTGGTCGTAGGCTTCTACCCAAGTGTTATTCTCTGCTTCAGTGAGTAGGGCTTTGATGAGTATTTCTATTGTGTCATCAAGCTCTTTGCATTGGCGGTCAGTTAGATTGTATCGGTGCTTAAAGTATTCTAGCTCTTTACGGGCTATCTGCTCATCTATGGTTGGTTTACTCATCTTTAGTTACTCCGTTTAGGGTGGCAATCCGCTCGTATAAGTCATAGCCCAGCCAGTCTTCCATTGGGTCTGGTTTTGGTTCAAGCTCACCATTTGCTCGTAAGTACCAATGTCGCTGAAAATCTACCAACGCTTTAAGCTCCGCTTCCTTTACCGCACTAGCTACTTGGTTAGATATGAGGGCTTGAACGGCTTCCATTTCTTCAAGTTTCCAGTGATGGATAATGGCAAGTTCAATAACTGATTTATCTAGCTCATCTACAGGCTTTGTGCGGTAGCCCTCTATCTCTACTGGTACGTTTGGTGTGTCTTGCCATTTTTCGGGTGCTACAGGCTTTGTGTCCTTGTTTGGGTTAAGTTGGGTAGCCTCAAAGCGCCTAAGCGTCTGCTCTTTCGCAGTTTCTAACGTACCTTTCCAGCCGTACATTTCGCTAACTGCTGTGTTGCACTCAAATCGCCAGGCATAATAATCTACGGCTTCTTTAATCGCCTCTCTACACACTGTATCTATGTGGGCTTGAATGGCCTTAGACGCTCGTTTGCATTGCTTTTCTTGCCCTGCTGAAAAATAGGCACTTAGTAGTCCATATAACCACTCTGTAGTGTCTGTGGTAGGTGGAGCGTAAAGATTGAACTTAGTTATTATCGCTTTTATACCATCGTTTACTGATATTTCGCCCTGCTTAACTTTCCAAAGCATTTCGAGTAGGTCTGTATTGTCTGTAGGGGTGGTAGGTGGGCAAATTTTGCAATCATCGCTGTAGTAAACGCATTTGTGCTTGCTCATACTTCTACTTCCTTTTCTTCTTTGGGGGTGGGGGTGTATGTTTCTTTAAAATCCATTGATTTTAGACCTTTTTTAAACATCTCTATTGGTGTTTTAATAAATCCGCCTGCGCCGCACTCACACACATACTCATCTAAGACATATTCTTGCTCGTCAATGTCGCGGTATTTTATGTTGTGGTCTTTTATGAGCCAGTCGTGTAATGAGTGCTTTGGCTTAAAGACAATGCCTGGGTGTGTATTGTCCTGCAACCACTTGCTGGCCTGTAATACAGCCTTATGTTCTTTTGGGGTCATACTACGCCCGCCATTGTGGGGTCAATGTACTTATAGGTTGGGATTTTTATAGTGATTATATTTGATTTATCCCCCGTTACTTCGTACTGATAGCCATTTTCAATACATAACCTTAAAATTTCTGCTCGTTTAATCAATATCTCGTCATCGGGCATATATTCTACATTAAGCGTACTGCTCATCGTATCTCCTCTTAGTTAGTGTTAGTTAGCAACATATTTATTTAGTTTTGCTTCTTTTATTCTGTATGATACCGACTCGGGTGCTAGGTTCATCATTCTCCCAATTCCCCTAAGAGAAAAGCCGTGTTGTGCTAGTATCACTATTGCTTGCTGTTTTTCACTTATTGCTGCCTCGCCCCAGGTAAACTTATGGTCGCATTTAGGGCATACAATTTTTTGTCTGGCGTTATCACGGCTAAGTGGTTGCTCAAACTCCAAACCATCACCCATATAACCACCCATTTCTTCAACTATATCACTCATCTTTTCTCCTTTAGTGTTCTTAGTGTTGTAGGGGTGGTGCGAGCGGCAAGCGGTGTGTTCCGTCTATCAAAACTGCGTCAACCAGAGAGGTGATAAAATCTCTCGACCTACCGCCCACACTCCACCTACAACTTATTTAAGGTACTTATTAGGCGTATGAAGCCTTTATTCTTTGATAATCTAGTTTTTTGCGTACCAATGCGCACTGTCTGCACCTACGCCCTGGATTTTTACCAAAATACTGAGTGTTTTCTTCTGTATATTCGTGTCCTGTTGGGCAGTGTGTCTTTAACCGATTTATCTCAGCCCCCAAACCTCGCATAGAATTGATGCGTACAGTAACTGGGTCGAGGTGGTCGGGGTTCATACAGCACCTAACCCTACACAAATGGTCTATTACTAAGCCGTCTGGTATAGGGCCAACAAATGTTTCATACGATAATCTATGAACTATGTACTTTTTACCTTTATGCCAGAGATGACCGTATCCTTGTTCAGATATATATCCTGCGTACAGCCAACATTCTTCTAAATCTACTTCTCTACCTTGAAACATATTTTCTCCTACTACGCCTAATTATCAATGTACTATTCGGAAACTGGATATTCTGGTATGATCCCGCGGAGTACAAGCTGGCTCATAAATACGTTAAACCTGCGCTCCGACTCTTGTAAGTCTGCCCAGGCATAGCCTGCCGCGTCTAGCATCTCTTTATCGGTCATCGAATCTAGGTGCAGTCTAACTTCTCCAAATCGTTCTCGTGTCATTTCTTCCTCTTCTGCTTAGGTGGATCTTGGTTTATGGCCAAGATCAGTAGTACTATAATGATTCCCATAAAGAATCCGATAAAAAAGTTTATCAAGTTATTCTCCAAATATGCTTAATATTTGCTGTGCATTATTTGCTCTTGGGGCAACCTCCTTAACTTTCTTAAACTTCTCGTAGCGGGCTTCTTCGACTTTCGGAGTAGCTCTGTAGTGGCCGAGTTCTTGAAGCTTGCGGCGACCGCGGGTTATGGTTTCGGGGTGAATGGCTTTCTCCATAAAGAACCTTGGGAAATCTTCGTCGTAGTTGTTGTCTTGCAACCACCACACGCAGAGTATAAGCTTCTTATCATCATCACGGGTCTTAGGGTAATCTCGTAAGGCTCGCTCAATGTACTGGTCGGCACTAAAATGGGAGTTGCTCATCTTCACCTCCGTTAGCTTCAAGGTTAAAGTCGCCTATTAAGTCAAGAGCTTCTCCAAGTGTGAAGTCTTTATCCAGTTCTAGTACGCGAATAGTATTTCCGTCAACAAACTCGCCAATCAAGGGGTTTTCATTGTTGTGGTACCATTTCCAGGTTACGTTGTCTGCTTCAATCATTTGTAATGGCTCCGTTTATTACTACCTAATAGTAGCATACCGTAAGCTTAAAGTCAACTATGTTTTGTAGCCTCTTGGACTTCTTTTCTAAATCGGACTTGATCCCACCGCTTATTAGCGGCTTCTTTTGCTCGCTCCTTACGCTTAGCTGGGGATAGAGAGGCTGTGCCTTTTTTTACTTTGGCTTTGCCGCCTTTCTTACCAGACTTTGCAAAAAAATCTTCCCCATACTTTTCTTTGATCGTGTCTACTCTGGTCATGCTTCACGTTCCTTTTTAAGTGTCGATGCCCTGCCACGAAGCGTATCAATGAGAGTTTTAATATCCCCGTGGTAAGCTCGTGCGAACTGGTACATCTTATGGTTTATTAAATATTCTGCTTTTAGCTCAGCATGTTTAGTCTCTGCAACACTTTTTGCCCATCCATCAGTACGCTTAGCTTGCTTTTCTTCCATGAATGTTAAAGCACACTCATGCTTATATCCTTGTTCTTGCATATTGTATTGGTTTTCATAGAACACCGAGTAATAGCTGAGAGAGAAGTTGATTGAAGCTAGCTCAATAGCCAGCTCCTCAATCTCAGCAATCGCTTGTGAGTTACGCAGCGCATAGGCTTTCTCCTGCTTCTGGCGCACTAACTCAATGATTTCTTCTAGTGGTTTCTTTGGTTGCATTATGTTATACTATCTAATATTATTGACATTTATGCTAGAACGGTATCTCGGATAGGTCAATAGGCTCATCATCATTGATGTCCTCAAGCGCTACGTCATTACCCTTGTTGCGTATTTCATCAGCCTTAGCCTTAGCTTGCCCATAACCGCTGTTGTTAGTTAGCCCTGTGTTGGCGGTACCACGCTCAGCCTCAGCAAGCCAGAATACGCTCGATACGCCCTGCCCAGCCGAGATAGCCTTAATGATGTCTACCTTATCAACGGCTTCTTGTTGCTCGCTGGTGAGTGGGTCACGTTTCGGACTACCAATGATAGTGTAGGTAGTAGCAGTTTCGATACCATTACGAGTAACTTTAATGTTGTACTTAGTCGGGTCGCCGTACTCAGGGTCTTTGGCCCAAGTAGATAAGTCAGTAAAGAAGCGACCACTCATAATCATAATCTGAGCGCACTTCTCATCATGGTTATAAATAACCCAGCCGTAGCGAGTGCTAATATTGCCCTTATAGTCATTGCTGAATATCACTGGCTCACTGGCAATACGCATAGTGACTGTTTGCTTGTCGGCTATCTTTAAGAACCCTCCGCTTAATACGGGTGGCTGGTAAGTTTCATATATACTGCTCATTATTTTTTCTCCTTAGTTACTGGTTGCACTTTATTGACTGCATCAATGATTGATACAAGGTTTATCTCGCTAACTTCTTGATAGAAGATAGTAGTTTCTTCGGGTACCATGTTCTTGGTCTGAACGTAGCCGTACTCTGGCTCACCTTCGGCGTTATCTCGTAGCTTCTGCCACTCTTTTTCAAGCTTCTCAACTATGTTTACTTCGTTTACGGTTATTTTATACATCCTTACTCTCCTGTGATAAATATATTACTGTCAGCAAACCTTGCAGTAAGAACAAACCGCCGCCCAAAAATGCGTATGGGTCTAACTGTCCTGTTATCGGGTCTGGTGCGAATCCGCCGAGGATTGCTAACGCACCAATTACTATTGAAATCCAACTGAATATTTGTACTGCTTGTCTCATTGTTTTGCTCCTTAAACTTTTACTTCTAATACTTCACTTTGATATGTAGTCCATTTCCCGTTCCACCAGAATATGTCAAGACCAGATACCGTCCATCCCTTAGCCTGTAATATGCTGGCATAAAAACTAAGTTGGTGCCAATAAGCCGCCAGCTTATCTTCTATGTCTGCGTTGGTCTTGAAGTCTTGGACGCGGCAGATTTTCTTCTTCTTGTCTATAAGCAATAACCTATCAATCGATCCTGCGAGCCTGCGCTCGTGGTCAATAACAAGAGCTTCACTTAAAGCAACTTCTTTCTCCCTTCCTTTATAAAAATCTTTAACACACTTCTCAATGATGGGGTGGTCGTGTATGTGGTATTGCTTGTCTAACATGTCTGACATCTCTTTATACTTGGCGTAGTTTTCGAGCGCTAAATGTATGGCTGTGCCGAAGCCCTTGCTAACATCCCCCTTGGCCCCCCAGGCATCGAGTATGAGCTTCTGGTCTACGCCTGATTTGTCTGCCATCTTTTTACTGATAACATCGGCAGGGAATTCTTTGTCAAATCGCTTGGCATATTGACTACCACTTAAGTACACCTGGCCCTTACTATTGGTGTAGGTATGGGTTGGCTCGTCAAAGTATATTTTCTGACCAAATATGTCAGTTACTATAGCCTGCGCTCCGTCTACAAGCTGTTTGCCTGGTTCTGCAAAGCGTTGGCTAATACTTGCTATGTGTGAGATTGCAAGGGCTTTGGCGGCTTCTACGTCATCGTCATCATCAACATCAACAGTGATACTTGGTATCATGTTGGCATATTGCTGCGTAGGTATCGTAGCGCTAATTGTTATCTGTTTTACTTTCATGATACCTCTACAATCATTGTGCTGAATAGCTTAGTTTTATTAATGTTTTCTTGAAGCTGTTGCGCTTGCTCTAGGTTAAGGTAGCCCAGGTGTGCTGATATAAACCCGTCCTGAGGGTAAGCTATAGATTTCTTTTTAACTATGTATTTACCACTCACAGCATTTCCCTAACTTTTACTGGAGCTATGCTCTGTACTTGATACCACGCACCACAGACTGATACATAGCGACCACCAATATAATCAAGTAGAGCGTTAACCTTGTCGCTAGTCATTGTGTCCCAGCCATAGCCGCGCTCAATGAGCAAATTAAAACATAGCCGTTGATCCTTATCTGTAACCCGCATGTCTGCCGTTTCTTGCGGTGTCGCTACGGGTGCTGTAACAGTTGGCGTAACTATAACTTGCTCCGTAGGGGCTATATCGTTGGCTGTGGCAGGCGTTTGCTCGCCAGGTGCTTCTGCTACTGGCGTAGTGGCATACGCAGCGTGTACAGAGCTTGTGGTGGCTTGTGGCACAGCGTCTGGCTTTACCGCAAAGTAAGACACACCAATTGCCGCAAACGGGATAACCGCTAAAGCTGCACTGGTGACAATAATCTTTTTCATACATTGTCCCAATCTTCTGGCTCAATATCCTGCCCGACATTAAGCTGGTTACCTGTTAAGCGGTACCAAATATCCTCACACGCCATCGTGTAATACTGCATTATGAGATCGCTGTTAACAAGGTTGTCTAGCTCTTCACTCCTTGTTTCAAGCAAATCTGCAATGGTATCTTCAAGCAATGCTTTAGTAAATGTTTTCATTGTGACTAATGGCTCCTTTATTAGTACTTTTAATGTAGCATACTATAAGCCTAAATGCAACATATTTCATGTATAATAGAGTAGTTGCCCCTCATTCTCTTTACGATAATGGCTCCAGGGGCAATACATAGCAGTCAGCGGTGCCCACCCCCTCTGACTGCTTTTTGTTTGCATTTTGTTCGTTATTTTTAATTTTAAGTACTAGCCCCCCCTTGTCACTTGTAACTGTGGCTATGGGCAGGTGATGTAGATTACATTGTATTAAGTACAAGCAAGTGACCAGGTTGACGGGGGGCTTGGTGACTATTCCTAGTGCACAATCAGAGCCTGGATTTGGTTGTCTGTACTCAACTACGTCTTTGTTATCAAGTGAGGTCAGGTAAGGAGGTCGTACAACTCCGCGTAATCATTTGACCTAAATGCTTGACTTATAAATAGAAAGATGCTAGTATCCTTGTATGGATTAGCAAAGACAGCTCCCTCTGGGGGCTGTTTTCTATTTGTTTGGATTAGCAAATAGTGCCTAAATATAATCATAATTAGGAAAAGTTTGATAGTAGATTTATTTTAAGGATTATTTTATAAGCATTATAAATACCAATTTCAAAACGAGCCTAATAGGTAGGTTTTGAAAACCAAACCAAAATTTCAGGTCATCGCTAATAGGTAGCTTTTGAAAATTCCATACCATTTTGTGGGCGTTCGCAATATGGTATAAATACATGTTTGTATGATCCTGTATATATTGTTTTACGACATAAGCATAATATAACAGAGGTAAAATACTACTAGCTTAAAATAAAACACGCTTAAAACGCCTTAAAATGCCTTATATGTACCCCTGTTAGATGCGGTAAATACCTTGTTTATTGATCTGTAGCTGTTTACGGGGTATTAAAAAAGCGCCCGTATTATTACAGGCGCTCATTTATTTATATTGCTGTTAGTTGTCGTATAGTGCCAGCAACGCGCAAAATGTTAGTAAGAAGATTATAAACATTGCGCGTTCTGCTTTACTTTGTAAATTTCAATATATTCGTACCCGTTTACGTTTTCAAACATGTAGTAGTTATTTTGCGCTGCTAAAATACCAAGTTCTAATACTTGTAAATACTCTTTATTGCCCATAATTATACTACTCTCACCAGGTAATTATTAGCTTTTGTAATCCAGAGTATATCCCCGTTGCTAGCTTTAAGTACTACGCTATATTGCATTGAACTACCTTGTAACCCTATGACCTCAAGTGGCGCGTAAACGTCTAATATTTCACGGTATGTACGGCGCTTAATATCGCTATAACTAGAATATAATTCGTCTAAGCTTTTGGCCGCGTTAACGCGCATATACTGTAGTGAGTCTTTTGATACTTCTTTAATACCTGTAATAGCGTAGTTTTTATTTAACTCGTTATAATCTCGGACTTGTTGCGCTTTACTAGTTTTCATAATTAGTTGCTCCTTATAGTGTTATTAGTTAGCTTGCTTTATAGGGTCGATGCCGTTGTCTGGCTGCCCAACCTCTGTTAAGTCATCGAATGGCACAACCACAACACCAACGTGTCGGCAGCCGTCCATTATTCGTACTTCGTACATATCACTCATATATTCGTCTATTACTATTCCATATTGTTTGTGTACTAGGACTTGCGCCCCTCTTTTTAACTTTCTCATCTTATGCCCCTTTACTTATAAAAATTACTTGTTTTAATTCGTTATTGTAATAAATATAAAACGGTTTTTTGGTTGTTTTTTGCACTGCTTTTTCTTTCATTTACCTCTGTTATAAGGTATAATTAGTAGTAGATGATCTTACAAAAATAAGATCTTACTAGCGCCCGTCAAGTAGTTAGTAAATACAATTGATTCGCTACTACTGGTTACTTGCTTTACATTGATTGACATATATAGCTCCTTTGCTTAGTTTTTACGCTTGCTACTGCAACCGCTAACACCTAATATATGCCATAAGCTTAGATATTGCAAGTACTTTATTAAAAGTCGTGGTACAAAATACGAACATGCGCGCATAAAATAGCATTAAACAGATTAAAGAAATATAAAAAGTAGTAAACAGCGCTAATCTAATATAAATGGTGTGTTTATAGTTATTTTCGCGCCAAATAGCATACATGTAAGAGGTTATAAGGCATTAGTAGCACTTATACATACCTATTTATATAAAGAAGCTTATACGGCCTTAGAATGCGTCAAACATACAAGCGTAGACCGTTTACCCCTGTTGCGTTGTCTGGCACACCTAAAGCAAAGCAAAAAATAACAGATCTCACAGCATTACAGCCACTGTTATAGCCTATTCGGCTACGCTATATATGGTGTACCCTATGCGACATAGCAGTAATGCGACACGCTAACAGAGGTAAACAATGACGTAAAAGGTATATTGTACGACATTAACCATACTATAATGATGTATATGTCAATAGCTAACAGAGGTGCAACGGGGGCGGCGGTATGCCCCAAAAAGGGTACGGGGGGTAAAAAAATTGCTGACCCACACCCATTTCTACACAAAAAAACGATAAGCTTAAGGCATCTAACAGGGGTAGAATAGCTGTATCTTTTATGTTGCATTTATGTAGCACTTTGTATACACTATCTGTTATGAAGATGGCTAGAATTGATGATGATATATATGCACTTATCGTAGCTAATGCGGCGAAAGATGGCAGGACTATTTATCAGTACCATAATCGTTTGCTTGCTCAGGCGCTTGCTGATAATGCTACGCTCGTATATCCTCCTGAGCCTGCTGTCTTAACAACCACCTTTCCCAGCACAACAACTCTTTCTCCTAAACAACATGAGTCTCTACACGCCGAGGTTGGCATTAAGCCACCACAAATGGGTTACGCTTGCTGCATGTCTAAGACTAAGCGCTGTAAGCACTGGGAGCATAATGATCTTGAGGCTTATTGGCAGAATACATTGACTGGTGAGGTTGTAGATGATTAGTTACCCCCAATTACGGATTTATTTTTTAAACCAAATAGATAGGCTTATGGTATGAATATATTAGAGCTATTCGCTGGCACCGCATCTTTTTCTAATGCTGCTAGTAGGGGGGGGCATACTGTTTTTACTTCTGATTTTGACGAACAATTCGGCACAGACTACTGCGTAGATATTTTAGACTTAGACACAAGCAAACTACCCTGGAAACCAGACGTAATATGGGCTTCACCACCTTGCGAAACATTTAGCGTAGCGAGTATTGGATATCACTGGAACGCAGACAATACTCCCAAGACCTTGGCTGCCGAAGTTGGGGTGAGCCAAGTGCTTAAATCTATAGAGATTATAGAAAGACTTAAGCCCAGGTATTGGTTTATAGAGAACCCTAGAGGCAAATTACGCAAACTGCCGTTTATGCAAGGGTTCAAACGATATACGGTTACTTACTGTCAATATGGCGATACAAGGATGAAGCCCACTGATATATGGACAAACGTGGACTTAGATTTATTACCTGTTTGCAAAAATGGCGATAGCTGTCACGTTGCAGCTCCTAGAGGAAGTCGCACTGGGACTCAGGGCATAAAAACGTATAAAGATCGATCCAGGGTTCCGCAGCAACTCTGTTGGTCTATAATTAAACAAATAGAGGCAGCAGCATGAGTATTGAACCAGAGATTATAGAACCCGTTGAAGTTGAGCAGCTAGAGGACGACTTAATCCTCCATGACGACCCGAAACCTAAGACGACTTGGCAGAACAAAGCTACCCAAATTAAGCCAGGGGAGGTCAGGAACCCTGCTGGGCGACCTGTAGGCTCTGTAAATCTTAGTACTATTATTGACCGCATGATGACCCGTGGGGAGATTGACTGGTCTAAAGTACCTATTAAGGGCGGTAAGAAAGCCCAGGATAGAATGCTTAAGAAATACGGCAAGCGTGGCTGGGTGGCCATATCATACGTTGCAATGGCCAAAGCTATGGAGGGTGATGCAAATGCCCGTAAGTGGCTGTCTGATGCCCAATATGGCAATAAGATGGACGTTACGATTCAGGGATCTGTCACGCCAACTGGTGAGATTTCCGAGGAAACCAGGGCCGAGTTCTTGGAGTATATTAAAAGTAAGACGAAAGCGTAGTATAATGATTAAGATTAAAGGAGCCATATCATGTTATCTATACTAGGATTTTTGCTGGCAGCCGCAGGGGCTCTTGTTGTTCTGTATTTCTTATATGTTATTGTTGTTGAGATTTTTGTTTGGGTAGTTAAATTAATAATAGGAGATAAATAATGGCACTACATGCCCTAAATGACCACTGTGTAGTGGAAATAGAAAAAAATAAATATGGTAAGTTTGTATCGAATGAACCGCCTAAAGGCTTTGAGTGCGGTACGCTTATATCAATTTCAGACAAGATGCCCTTCTTTGGCGGCAACAGCTTTATGTTTGAAGATAGCCTTCTAAACGACAAGAAGCTTGATGATGTTCGTAATTTCTACGGCGACCTTATTGGCAAAAAAGTCTACTGGCCCGAATTCTCTGATCGTGGTGTTATTGTTGAGGTTGACGGTAAATCTTACTGCCTTATGAAATTATCACTATTAACTGCGTGGGAGGATTAATCTATGGCTCAAGACGCTAAAGACAACAAACTTGTATTTTATGGAGCGGAAGCTCGCCAACACCTATTTGACGGTGCCGAAGAACTCTACAACGCCGTAACAACTACCTATGGTATTAAGGGCTTAAACGTACTTATTGAAAAAACCTATGGCCGCCCAATGCTCACCCGTGACGGCGTGACTGTTGCCAAGGAAGTATATTTCAGCGACCGCCCAAAAAACATGGGTGCTCAGCTGCTCTCCGAAGCTAGCCAGAACACGAACCGCATCGCTGGTGACGGTACAACTGCAACCGTAGCCCTTACTTACAACCTACTCAAAGAAGCTAACCAAGCCGTAGCTGCTGGTATGAATCCAATGGAGGTTCGTGACCTCATTACCAAAGATAGCCAAACCCTGCTCGATAAAATCGATGAGCTTGCAGTACCTGTTGCTGAAGGGCAGCTTGAACAGGTTGCCACTATCTCTAGCGGCGACCCCGCTCTTGGTAAGCTCATTGCTGGGGCGGTTGAATATGTTGGTCGTGATGGCGGTTTGATAACCGAAAAAGCTCATGTGGCTGGAGTAGAACGGGAATATGTTGAAGGTTACTACATCCAAAAGGGCTTTACCGCCATCACTGACGGTAAGAAAGAACTGAACGACTGTCTCGTAATCATTTCTGCCAAGCGTATTAGCTCGGCTATTGACGCGCTTGAACTACTCCAAACAACCGCTCAGGCTACCCAGCTTAAAGAGGGCGCTAAACTGCGAATCGCTTTCGTGGGTGAATTTGAGGGAGAAGCATACCAGACCATTGTTGCAAACATTATACAAGGCAACATTGACGCTATTGTAGTCGGCTCGCCATCTACGGGCGATATGGGTACTCAGTACCTAGAGGACATTGCTATCTACACAGGCGGCAAGGTAATAGCCGAAGGTGACAACATTAAGAACTTTGACGCTAGCTACATTGGCCAAGCTAAGCGTGTAGTTTCTACTCAAAGCACCACCAGCATTTTTGACGGTATTCGTGACGAGGATTTGTACACAAACCGCATCCAAGAGCTCCAAGACCGTATCAAGGCCGAAGAAAACGAAGTTATCGCCGAGAAGATTCGTGACCGACTTGCCAAGCTCCAGGGTAAGATTGCCCTATTTCGCATTGGCGGCGCTACTGATACTGAGCGCGAAGAAAAAGAGTTCCGCGTTGAGGATGCCATTCAATCTACCCGTGCTGCCCACTCACAGGGCGTTGTCGCTGGTGGTGGCGTAACACTCGTAGAACTTAGTAAACTCGATGTTAGCCCTATCTTTAAGAACGCGCTGACCAATACCTTTAAGAAACTTCTTAATAACGCCGCTCTTTCTGCTGACGTTAAGCTGAACGAAGTGCTTGAAGCCAAATACCCTATGGGCTTTAACCTACGAAAAGGCCCAGAACTTGTAAACGTCATCGAATCAGGTGTACTCGATCCAGTGCTAGTACTTAAACAAATTGTTGAAAACGCTAGCTCTATCGCTGGCAACATGGTTACTATCGGGGTTGTAATTACGTTCCAAAACAAGGAGGACTAAATGCTCATCGCACTTCTGGTGTTTATACCTATATGTTTTTTTCTAGGGTACTACTTGCGAGAAGTGCGAGAGATACTCTCTGATTTTAAAAAGATTGTTACCAAGCACAAGCTGCAAGAGCCAGAAGAACCTGCCAGCCGTATGGTTGAACCGCAGTCGATGGAGGAAATAGCCCGTAGACAGCACGAACAAGTTATGAAAGACTTAAATCAACGATGACCTGCCCTATATGCAATAAACAAAATGTCACGCTCCAAGCAGCCGTTGTTAAAGGGCAGTATCTCAGCGAGCGCTGCGAGAACTGCCTTGTGCGTCAAAAGCCTAACGAATTTGCGGCTAAGTGGGTTCGTGACCGTCAGAAAGAAGATTACCGTAAAGACCTTTTACAGCGCTACGACTTTAGTGACAAGAACGAAATAGACCACGATTGGGCCAAAGCTTACCCAAAAGAAGCTGAGGCTCACTTTGGCAAAGATAAACTGGAGGATAGTAGGATATGAAACTCCCCGAACAAAAGCAGTACACCCTTACCAAGCAGGAGCAGGAGCATATTGCCCACATTAGTTACACGATGCAGCACCTAGACCAAACGTTAGGACTGTTTATGCAGTCTGTAATAGCTGGTAGGCTTGGCGTGACTGGTGAAGTCAAATATCGATTAGAAAATGACAAGATAATCATTGATGAAACCTGATTTTGACCTCAGTTCAATCTCTCCAGTAGCCTGGATAATGGCCAATAACATGGTCAACGAAAACCAACAGCCTATTGAGTTTACTAAACACCGCTTTTTAATTGAGCCGTTTGAGGATATGCACCCAAATATTGTGGTTCGCAAGTCTGCCCAGATTGGATTCTCTGTTTTAGCCATTTTAAAGAGCGTTTGGCTGGCTGAATACAAGGGAATGAACACAATTTATGTGTTGCCGACCCAAGACATCGTAAAATCGTTCGTACAACCAAAAGTAGACCCCCTTTTGACCTCCAACGATGCCATAAAACGCATCGTAAGCAAGGATTCGGTGACTCTGAAGCAAATTGGCAACCGATTTGTTCACTATAAGGGGTCAGGTTCGCAGCGTGAGGCTATTTCGACCTCTGCCGACCTACTGGTGATTGACGAATATGACCGTTGCTTGGATATGAGTGTGCTAAATACCTACGATAGCCGCCTCCAAGCCTCTGATTGGGCCTGGAGATGGCGCTTTAGCAACCCCAGTGCTGTCGGATTCGGTGTAGATGGCATGTTTACCGCCTCAGACCAGCGTCACTGGTTCGTTAAACACTCCTGCGGCCATAACTGGTACATGAATTTTGAAAAAGACGGCGAGAGCCACTACGTTGACCAAGAGCGCAAGATATACGCCTGCGGCAAGTGTGACGGCGAAATAACCAACGAAGAACGCCAAAACGGTGAGTGGATAGCTGCCTTTCCTGGCCGACCTTCACACGGCTATTGGTTTAGCCAGATGATGGCTCCGTGGGTATCTGCCGAGCGTATTTTAGAACAGAAAGACGACAGTAGTATCGAGTTTTTCTACAACTTCGTGCTGGGCAAAGCCTACACGCCAAGCGACATGATTATTGACCGCAGCGTCATCCTACGCGCCTGTAGCCCAGGTATGATACCAAAACAAAACGTTTGTATGGGTGTAGACAACGGCATTGTAAAACACTGGGTAATGGGCACGCCAGACGGCATATTTGCTTATGGAAAAACCGAAAGCTGGGATGAAATAGAACACCTCAGGAACTCCTACGATGCCTACATGGTGATTGACGCTAACCCATATCCAGCAACGCCAAAACAGCTTGTAGACAAATATCCAGGAAAAGTATTTATTAACTACTTTGTGAAAGACACCAAAAACCTTGGCATTGTTCGTTGGGGCGCAGCTACGAACCGTGGCGTTGTTTACTCAGACCGTACTAAAATTATTGACCTTGTGGCTCAAGAGATAGCCGACCAAAACATTATGTTTAGGCAGTCACCGTTTGAGCTCGAAGAGTACATCGCCCACTGGAGCGTTATGTACCGAACTACCAAAGAAACTACTAATGGAGTGACGGTTGGTGAATGGGTTACAAAAGAGAACAAAGCCGACCACTTTGCTTTCGCCACACTTTACTGGCGAACAGCACTGGCCAAAGTCATTAGCGGAGGTGTTGGAACTGGCTCATTTGTAAGCGCGGGGCAAGAGAAAAAAGGCGGTGATTATGTTGATAACGAGGGGCAGCTTGTCACAGATTTAAGCGATAAAATTGAAGAAGCTTACGATAACACAACTAACTGGAGGGACATGTAATGGGTGAGGGTTTTACTTTTGGTGGACAGAAAATGCAAGCTGGTGACCAAGACCACCGCTACAGAATTCATGTTATGTTACTCGCTAGTAAGCGCCCTAAGTATTGGGAGTTCTACTGCATCAACTGCAAGCAGAAAGTCTGCGAATTGAGCGGTCAAGTCATATATATAAGTGATAGTAATGACATATCTCAAGTAGAGGATAACAAGCATGTACCTATTGAATATCGCTGCGGTGGAAAGTTTTGCAAAATATACTATTCATTTACGCTGGGCTAGGGGTATGTTATACTACGAAGTAGAGGAACACCCCTGTTAATTTCAGGGGTTTTACAATTTTATGGACAATAACATACTAGATTCTGGCGCATATACCGACAACAATAACGACAACGTACAGTACGAATTATATGATTTAGAGCTTTCTGACGATAAGCTCGCAAAGATGCTCATACCAGCTCTTGACGAAAACATAGAACACTGGAACGGCAAGCCGTTTGAGCTGGCTAAAACCGACAAAGATAACACTAAGTACATGCTCGGAGACCAGCTTGACGAGCGCTTTTTGCAGCCTTATAACTCGCGCTACATTGACAACCGTATATTTGCCGCAGCTCGTTCAGTACTTGCCTATGTGAACGCCCGCGTAGCTATGCCAGAGGTTACGCCGAGCAAGCCAGGCTCTCAGTACAAGCAGTTCGCAGAGGACTTTAAGAGTGCCCTTTACCAACATGGTGTTGATGCCTTCTTAAACGTCAAGGTTAAGTCAGCTACCCGTAACCTTATTGTCCGTAAGCGCGGTTTTCTAAAACTCCGATTTGACCCTACTCTTGGTCAATTTGGTGAAATTGTAGTAGAAAGTATCGACCCCGAAAACATTGTTGTTGACCGATACGCTCGCTTCCAGGACAACCCATCAGCTATTTACCACAAACAAAGCTGTACTGTCGAAGAGCTTATCGCTAAATTCCCAGACAAAGAAAAAGCCATTAATGCGGCTTTGAGTATCAAGCGCGGCACAACTTCGCAAATGACCCGAAGGGTTGACTACTTTGAAGTATGGTTCACCTATGTAGACAACGACAAGAAAAAGCAAGAAGGGCTTTGCTGGTTCTTGCCTATTGGTAAAGTTATCCTTGGCAAAATGCGTAACCCCAACTGGGTATATTCTGAAGGCCAAACTAACGACCTTCACAACAACATAACCAACATGCCGATTAAGCCGTTTATTGAGTTCAATTACTTAAACTCAGGCAAAAGCTACATTGACGAGACATCGCTCTTTGACCAAGCCAAGCCAATGCAAGACCTTATTAACAAGCGTGGCAAGCAAATTTGGGAAAACGCCGACTATGTGAATGGCCGCGTTATTGCCGATAGCCGTATTATGAGCGAAGAAGATGCCTCCAAGTTTCTTAATAAGAACCCTAAGACAATCATGCTCGTTGACGGCGCTAAGGTTGATGGCAACATTAACGGTAGTGTTGTTGTTGTTCAGCCACAGCTTCTACCTACCTATGTTGTAGATACACTTTACGATGCTCGTAACGAACTTGACCAAATCTTTGGTACGCCTAATATCTTCCGCGGCCAGCAACAGCAGGGCGCAAATACGCTCGGTGAGAACATGCTTATTAAGCAACAAGCTGGCGCACTCCAAGACGACATTGCTAGCGCAGTTGACCAGGCTATGGGTAAATACTACCGCTTCCTCGCTCAAATGATGAAAGTCTACTACACCGAAGAACACTGGGTACAGACTAAGGGGCCCGATGGCGTATACGATTTTGTAGTCCTTAGCTCTGACAATATTGATACAGGTGTTAAAATCAGCGTTCAGGCTGGTTCTACGCTCCCTCAAGACAAAGACCAGCTTCGTGCTGCGGCCCTTGAGCTTGCCAAACTTGGCCCAGATCGCATTGACAACCTTACGCTATTTGAAATGCTTGGTATCCCTGACGCAGCTGAAAAGGCCGAGCGCGTACAAAAGGCAACTACCGACCCAGCCGCCTACATGCAGGATATAGAAAAAGAAGAATTTAGCCGTGATGCAAACATTGATATCGCTTTACTCGTAGAGAACCAAGCCCCACAAGACCGTGACGAGTATGACCCAGGCTACCTTGATTACATGAACAAGTACATCGCAAGCAATAAGTTTACAAAGTTGCCACCAGACGCGCAGCAACGTATCACCGACTTCTTAGCTGGTGTTCTTGAGGTTGCTACTCGCACCGCCAACCTACAGACAGAAGCTATGAACGGAGCTACAGACCAGCAGGGGCAAGACATGGGTGGAGTTGCTAGCATGAACCCTCAAGACCCTAATGCCATGCCACCTGCCGCACCAGCTCCACCTGTGTTATAATATTCGTATAAAACAAGGAGCCAGTTATGAATGATGAAAATGTTATCGCACCAGTTGTCGATGCACCAGTAGTGGATGCGCCAGTCGTTAACGATGCCCCAGTTATTCAAGCCGATAGTAGCCCTGTCGGTCTAATGATAGATAACAATACAGGAGAGCCAAATGTTCAACCGAAAGAAGAAGCAAACCAAGACGGGGAGCCAGGCGGAGCAGCCAACGCTGACGATACAGCTAACGGAGCGCCAAATGGAGAATCTGCTAAAGACGGCGGGCAGTCCGTGGAACCCCCAGCGCAGGTACAAACGCCTGAACCAGCCCCTCAACTAGTAGACCCAGGCGAATTTACTCCTAACGATTATTCATTTAGCGTTGTATTGGCAGATGGTTCGACAGTTAGTATCACTAAACCAGAGGACATTGAGAGCCTGTCAGCCGATATTGAGTTTGCTAAACCAGCAGACCTTATTAAGTTCAACGCCGACTACGCCAAAATGGTTACTGGTCTTGAAGCCGATAGAAAAGCCTACGAAGCCGACAAGGCTAAATACGATGAGGGTGTTGCCGCTCAAGAGCAGCAAGAGCAGTTTGTGTCGGGTATTGAATCAGGCATGAGCTACCTTGAGGCTAGCGGTGACTTGCCTGCCGTTCCAGCGCAATACGAAAACGCCGACTGGAGCGACCCAGAAGTTGCTAAGCAGCCTGGGGTAAAGGAGCGCGTAGCTATTATCGAATATATGGCTAGCGAAAACGCTCGCCGCGATAAAGCTGGAGTGCCTCGTCTAACGTCTGTCCTTGACGCTCACAATGCCATGCAGCTTAAAGCTATGCGCGAAGAAGCTACGGTTAAAGCTAACACCGCAAAGGCCGCCACCAAGGCTCGCGGATCGATGGTCGGCGGGGAGTCAAGCAGTAGCCAAGGCGGTACAAACATACCAGACAACATGATTGTCGGCCCTGGTGGAAGCATCCGCGATTAATCATTGCACTTGTAAAATAAATACTGTATATTACAACGTAGAGGAAACGGCCCATTTTGGGTCGTTTTTTTATTTACAAGTAACCTAAGGAGATAAAATGGGCGCAGCAGCTTTTCAGGATAGGTTGAATAACCTAACCCTAGAAGATATCGTACCTAAGGTAGTAGACACGGTTAACCGTTCTAGCCTTATTAACCTATGGGTAGTTAGCAATCCTAAGCCATGGAACGGCCGTCAGATTCAGCAACCTATTTTTACTAACAACTCAAGCCAAGGTAAAAGCTTCCGTGGTGCAGATACGTTTGATACAAACGTAGATATGAACACCGTGAACCTTACCTGGTACGCTACTGGTTTCGGTCAACCTGTTGTTGACAGCCTTGTAGAACGTGGCGCAAACGCTGGTTCTGCTGGTGTTATCGAAATTCAGCAAGCAAGCTACGAGTACGCACAGAACTCAATGAGCAACGCTCTTGGTTCTATCTACTACGGTACTGGTACTGGCGACAACTTTGATGGTCTAAACCTCATCGTTGACGACAGCACAAGCACCAGCTCATACGGCGGTCTTTCACGAGCTACCTATGGCACATACATTAACGGTTACGTTTCAGCTGCTTCAAGCGGTGTTTTGAGCCTAGACCTTATGGACGCAGCAGACGATGCTTCAACCGTATCTGGCCTACAAAGCGAAACCAGCTCAGCTGTTATCACTACTAAGACTGCATGGACTCTTTACGCATCATTGCTAGAGCCAACTAAGCAAGCTATGTACCAGACTATGGGCTACCCAACTGCTAGCCTCACCCTTCCAGGTGAAGCAACACGCGATGGCGCTCAAGGTCACGGCGGCTTCACAGGCGTTGACTACCGTGGCAAGACTGTTTTCCGTGACGACAAGGCCCCAAGTGGGACTATGTACTTCTTGAACCCAAGCTACATGGAATTCCGCAGCCTTAGCATTCCAACACTTAAAACTGTTGCAACTGCTAACAAAGTAACTGAAGGTGTTTACGACAAGGTTAAGCCAAGTGCTTTCCAATTCCGCGATTACATGCAGCCAGTTAACCAACTTGCTGAAATCGGCATCTTTGTTGTTTACGGAAACTTGATTCACCGCAACCCTGTGCGTAATGCAAAAATAACTGGTATCACTACCGTTTAATAAGAAGGGATATAAGGGAATACATTATGTTTTCAGCTCAAATTCAGCTCAACGAACAGGATGCGCGTTCTACGTCATCTGTCCGTCAGGGCGCTAAATTAGGTCAGTTGGCTTCAACCGCTGACGGCCGCCAATTTGCTTACGGGCAAGCTGGTGCAGTAGCTCTATCGGCTGGTAAATTGAACATTTCAAGCCCATTAGTTGCTAACCACATCACTCGTACTGGTATCGCTACGGCTGCTGGTTCAACCCAAGTATCATTTGTACTTGGTGCGACCGCTGCTACCGCTGACCAATACGCTGGTGGCTACCTTGCAGTAGACGTTGGCCCAGGTCAAAACCTTTACCTCATCGTAGGTAACACAGCTACCGCTTCAGCTGGTACTATCACTGTTACAATTGCAGAGCCTCTTACTGTTGCTCTTACAACCAGCTCACGCTTGTCGCTTTACCCTAACCCATCCGCTGGCCTTATCGTTAGCTCAAGCGCTGTAGCCTTCCAGGCTGCTGGTGTTGCTAACGTAGACGTTGCTATTAGCAACTTCGGTTGGTTCCAAGTTAGCGGTTACTGTGCCGTACTCTCAGATGGTGCTATCACTAAGGGCGCAGGATGTATCATTTCTGATGCAGTCGCTGGTGCGGTTGAAATCGAAGTTGCTGCTACTGTTACGCAACGTGTCGGTTTCGCTCCTGAATTAACCGTAGATACAGCCTACAAGCCTATCTTCCTAACATTAAGATAAGGGGTTAATAATGGCACGAGTACTAGAACAATTTGAACAAGCTGTAAAGTTTGATGGCTTCCAGACTAAGAAAAAGTTTGGTTATGCCGCAGGTTCTGGCTCAACCGTTACTCAAGCTACTAACCGCGCTACGGGCGTTACCATTAACGCTCTTACGGGTCAGATTACTACCAACAACACGAGCCTTGCTGCCGAAGCAAGCGCCGTGTTTACGGTAACTAACTCTTTCGTAGCTGCAACCGATGTTGTGCTAGTAAGTATCGCAAGCGGTACTGTCGCACTTAACACCGATGTAGTCGTAACGGCTGTAGCCGCTGGATCATTTAACATCACAGTCATTAACAACAACGCTGCCGCTGGCACAGCCGAAACAGGCGCGATTGTTATTAACTTTGTAGTTATCAAAGGTCAGTCAGCTTAACAGTCGCACGTTTAGCATTAAGCGCCCCTTACTTGTGGTAGGGGCGCTTTTTTGTTATAATAATCTTATTATGGGCTGGACAGTCGCACGTTTAGCATTAAGCGCCCCTTACTTGTGGTAGGGGCGCTTTTTTGTTATAATAATCTTATTATGGGCTGGAAACACAGACTAACAAGTGTAGACCTAAATAGAAAAGAGGCGCTGCTCAGAGTGTGGGAATGTGCGTATAAAATTCTGTGGTTATCGCCCAGATGGCTCTTATAAGTACAGGTGCATGATAGCCGCTAGGCCTTTACAGCATCCAACGGGTTACGCTATACCAATAGGCACGGTCTGCGAAATATGCGAATCTACCAAAGCATTGAGGTATGACCACGACCATAAGACGGGTAGTGCAAGAGGTTGGTTGTGTAACCGCTGTAACCTCGGCATAGGCTTTTTTAGTGATAACGTAGTTATGTTAGAAAAAGCTATTTTATATATCACCAAGCACTAGGCCCCCTTAATAGGGCGTTTTTTGTTTGTAATTGTTATGTTATAATACGCTCATGACAAAAGAATGGCTTGAGGGGCGCAAGGCAGAAATAGAAACAGCTTTTAACCGAGCTGGTGACGAGATTGCCCGTCTTGAGACAAAACGCTCCGAATTACGGGGCGCTTTTAGTGTAGTTAATGAAATGATCGATAAATTAAACGAAGTAGAAATAATACCCCCGAAACGGGTAAAAGGAGCCAAAAAGTAATGGAAGATGCAAAGTCGCTAGTAGACAATTTCACAGAATATGACATTGTAGAGGTTTTTAACCCACTGAGCAAAGAGTTTGAGGCTAAGGTTGCTACCAGCGTTGTTAGTCAAGACGCTTATGTGGACAAGACCATTGATCGGCTTGGTCTCCGAAATACCAATCACCCGACCCAAAGCCATGTGGTAAACACAGTGACTATTCCTAGCGGCCAAAGTAAAAAGATGCCTGGTCACGTTGCGCGTCCAGTTGTTACCCAGCTTGTTAATGAAATTATGCAGCAGCAAGGCGCTGTAAAGCAGATGGGAGACAAAGCGCTTCGCATTCCTTTTGAAGAAATGGTAGTTATAGATAGCGCTAAGTTCCAACAGGGTGAAGATATTATCACCGCTGAAGAACGATTCCAGCGTCAAATGGATGAACTAAATAAGACCGAAGAACTAGAGGTTATTCAAGATGAGCAGCCGTTCGCCAAGCAAACAGCTACCCGAAGCGCAGCTACAGAAGTTGAAGCAGGAGCTTCAACAGACGGAAGCCCAGCTCCAGCACGCAAAAAGTGAGTTAAGTAAGTACGCTATTAAGAAGCAGCGAGCCGATGAGGATTTGGCTGCCTATGAGGCAAAGATTGCTGACGAAAAAGCCAAGCTAGCAAGAGATTTTTCGCGCGCAAAAAACACTTACGAGCTCGATATCGCTGCCTACCCTACTGTCTTGAAAGACCTTAAGGATCAAGAAGCCACCGTTAACCAGTCTATACTTGATGCTATTGGTGAGCTAAAAACCCTTCAAAGCAAAATAGACGAAGCAAATATTGTGCTGGAAGGTCTTAACGAGCAGAAAGACAACATACTTATCTCAATAGAGGGTGCTGACGAATCGCTTAATGAGCTTGATGAGCTAATAGCCGAAAAGAGACAAATCTTAAAAGCTACAGCTAACTTGCACGATAATGCCGAAAAACAGTTGAAATCTACAAAAGAGGCCGTACTCGCAGTAGAGGAAGAGCTAACTGAGTTGCGATCTGACTTAGAAACACGAAAAAACGCTATTGAAGATGATATGAAGATAACCATTCAGAGAAGTATTGATGTCGTAAAACGTTTGCAGGAGCTTGAAAAGCGCGAAGCTAAGGTAAACGCAGATATAGCTACTCGTATAAAGGCTGTAGAGCTTCGTGAGCAGGTGATGGCTCGTAGAGAGTCTAAGATAGCTGGTATGGAGCAAAAAGCTCAAGAGCATGCTAGGTTTATGAAATTATAGTATAATAACCCTAGAGGATTCCCCATATTGGGGATTTTTAATTTATGGGAACTACAAACAATCAACGACAAACGCTAAGTGCGATAGACCAGATAACTGGTGAGCCTTTTCCCGTTCAAGGAGATATTACTACTGGTGCTATAAAAACAACGGGCGGAGCAAGTGGTGGAGCCGCAAAACCATCTGATGCTTATGGTATACAAGCAATATCTGAAACAGCAACGTATAAGTATTTTTACTTTGAGGATGATGTTAACAACTGGTATATCTTGCGTAAAACACTGGCAACTAGTGTATTCTCATACGCAAAAGGTACTGGTGGTTATACATCAGTCTATACAAACTCAACTTCTGACCCCAGCGGTGGAGTTTTTGATACTTATGGAGCAACATTTTAATGCGTAAAGGAGAACAAATGGCAGAAGTACAGCCAGTCGCGAGTAAGGTAGATGTTGCAGTTCATCTACTTGAAGAAAAGCTAACCCGCGAATACGGTCTAGGACTCGAAGAACTGCGTAAGGCAACAATAACAATTAAGAACGGCGAAGTAACCGTTAAAGGAAAATAACGATGAGTAAAAGTAACACATTTGAAAACGACCTATTATTGTTGATTTTCAACAACACAGACATAGCAGACATCGGTGACGCAGGTGGCCTACAGAATTCTGCAACCGCAGGTTCACTCTATGTCGCCCTCCACACAGCAGACCCAGGCGAAGCTGGCACGGCAACCACCAGCGAATCAGCCTATGGTTCATACGCCCGACAGGCAGTAGCACGAAGTGGTGCAGGTTGGACAGTATCGGGTAACTCAGCAACCAACTTTGCCCTCATCCAATTCCCTGAATGCTCAAGCGGTTCAGAAACTATCACACACGTTTCAATCACCACAGCAGTATCAGGTGCAAGCAAGATTCTATACAGCGGTGCATTAAGCGCAAGCCGTTTAGTATCAAGCGGTATTCAACCACAATTCGCAGCAAGCGCATTGACCGTAACGGAGGACTAAATGACTGACAAGAAGAAGAAGCCAATCATCGTAGATATGAGCGCAGGACTCGCAGGAAAGAGCAAGTTAAACTAAATGATAACAGGAATCAAACAACTAGTAGACGCAGAGCTTGACGGCAAAGAACGCCGTTACACTTGGCGTAAAACACCATCACAGGTTACAACTGCTGGTTTATGGTTCGATTTATCTATGAGCCCAGGGCGACCCGTACCGAAATATTGGTTTGACGCTCCACCTGCAATTGCTAAAGCAATTACCTACTCATCAGACGGTGGCCTAGAACACGGTGGTGGTGTATCGCCTAGTGAGAAGTATTTACGACTTACAACAGGTATAGCTACCGCAGCCACCGCCCTACCCCTAACCCTCATACTATGCGACTACCTACTCTACTACCCGTCTGTTGATGATTCGGTCTTAGACGAACAGGTAATGGACAACACCGTTACCCTACCTCGTTATACCGATGGTGAGGGCGTACAAGTTATCGCTGTATCTGTAGCTGGTCGAACAGGCGGCGCAAGGTTCTACTTTACTTACACCAACTCTGAGGGTGTATCTGGTAGGACTTCACGAATTGCTTATCAGAACTCAGCAGCAGCTTTAGGAACATTACAGAACTCAGGTGCTAACGCCAACGCCTCAGCTATGCCGTTTGTCGGCTTACAAGACGGTGATTCAGGAGTAAGAAGCATTGACTCAGTATTTATGCTCGATGCAGACGTAGGTTTGATGACGTTTATCCTCGTTAAACCTCTAGGAACTTCAGTCATAAGAGAAATAACAGCCCCAGCAGAGAAAGATTACTTTATGGAGAGTGCCACCATTCCACGCATCTATGATGACGCTTACCTCAGTTTTCTTGCTCTCCCACAGGGAACATTAGCAGCAACCGCCTTAATGGGCGATATAAAAACAATCTTTACTTAAGGAGTAATACAATGCCTGGATTCGCATCACGTGACCAAATAATAGCAGCACAAACTAACGGACAGACCTGGCGAGCAGACTGGTCAAAAAACATGAACCCTACCGCAGCAGCAGTGGCTAACGAGTGGCACACACTCTTTAGGGGGAACGGTAACCCTGGCCCTGACGCTATATTTGACGCAGGTTCAGCACTAGCTTTTCAACCAGTAAAAGACACCACCACATCGGCAGCCTCAATACCTCATGGTGGCGATGTACAACCTGATTACTACAAATATTTATTAAGTGGTTCAGCAGTATCAGCAGCAGCCACAGCACAACCAAGCGTTGTTACTCTAATAGACGTTGTTGGATTTTATCGTGTTACAGCAGTTACTACTACAACAGAACAAGCTACTACTAACACTCTAGCTCAAGTAGACAACTTCACAGCAGATGCAGGTACAGATGTTTGTACTTGGACAACACGAGTAAACAACCCAGGTAACATCTTGGTAGGTACGAAGGTACGATTAACGACTACTACAACCCTACCAGCAGGTTTGGCACTAGCAACCGACTACTATGTTATACGTCTTAGTGACACTACATTTAGTTTGGCCACCTCATACGCCAACTCAGTAGCAGGAACAGCCATCAACATTACTGACGCAGGAACGGGTACGCACACCGTCAACTGGCTACTACCTCGTTACACAAACGGTGCAGGACTTAACGCTATCTTCTTTAATCCAGCAGCAACCGCTATGGGTGCAGGTACGCCCAACCTTTCACTAAACTATACCAACAGTTCGCAGGTTGCAGCACACGCAACTCCAACGGTTCTACCTGTAGGTAAAACAGCCGCATCAAACTCACACATCCTATACACAGGCGCGACTGGTGCGGGTAAATATAACTATGCAGTACCTCGTGCTTCAGGTGATTCAGGTATAGCTTCTATTGAAGGTATCAGGAACTCTACCTCTTACGTTTCAGGTACATACTGCGTAGCTCTTTACAAAGAACTGGCTCGCTTCCCAGTCACTACTCTAGGTGTCGCAGCAGAGCGTGACTTCTTAAACCAACTACCAAGCTTGCCTCGTATCTATGACGGTGCGGCGCTTTACTTCTTGGTTGGTTCGGGTGCAGCAACCCCAACAAACTCAGCATTTAGTGGACATTTAGACTTCATCTGGAACTGAGTTATGGCACTACTCGGCAACTACTCAGTAATCTTGAAAAACCCAGCGACCTTTATTGGTGGTACTCAAGTATCTAATTGTCGAAGCGCTTTTGGTGCAAACGGTCAGAACCTCCAAATGTACTACGGGGAATCCGAAGATGGTGGACTACCACTGACTTCTTCACTCCCCACTGGTACACAACCACCTTACTCATACCACTTATCTGAAAAAGGTGGCGAGCTATCCTCAACTACCCAGATAAATGGCACAGCAGACTTTACGATTACCTCACTCTCTTTAGGTAAAGCCCTTGAAGCAGCTATGGCTGGCGTGGGTACAGTAGACACCGCAGGACTATCACTTGTAACGAGTATGATTGCCGCTCTCGCAGGGGTAGGCTCACTTACTGGCTCAATGGTCGGTACGATTCAAATGGCTGCCGAACTCGCAGGTAGTGGCGACCTCACGGGTTCACTAGGCATGCTATCGGGTATGTTTGCTACTTTAGAGGGTTCGGGTGTACTTACATCAGACCTAAAGGGCAAGCTCTCAATGGCTGCCGACATCTATGTAAACCAATCAGAAGCCACCGTACAACAAATTGTAGACGCTGTATGGAACGCCCTCGCCGCTGAATACAACCTCACTGGCACAATGGGTGAAGCTATGAACGGTGCAGGTAGTGCGGGTAACCCTTGGATAACTGACCTTTCGGCCTACAATACTCCTGACACCGCGGGCAAGATACTTAAAGACGCTGCCGATAGTGCGGAACTTGCTAGTATAAAATAGCTAAATATATGCTATAATCAACGCAGAGGATAGCCCCGTAACAGGGGCTATTTATATTTTTAAGGAGATACAATGGTCTATATCACAGCATCAGGCGCGACAACGGTAGCTTCGGCAGCTAACGGTTTACTCGTGCAGGTAAACGCGGCTCTTGCGGGTACTATTACCTTACAAGCTGGTGGCGTAACATTTGCAATCATTTCAAACCCAACGGTTGGATCACAGTACCGCTATGGCGGATTAAGCGCCAAAGGGGCTATTACGGTTAACCCAAGCGCTACTACAGACATAACAGTTACTTTGTTAAACAAAACAGTCTAAGAGGTTCTGAATGGCAAAAAACAGTACAGTTTGGCGACCACAAACAGGCACAGGCGATGCCGTTGCTGTTGACGACTCTTTTATAATTACCGAATCAGGCGATTTTCTCATAACGGAACTGAGCGATTTTTTGGTTACTGGGGAATCTTCTATTACCCCTAAGGCCGACACAATCTGGGGATTAACAGATACGAAAGCCAACTCGGCTTGGCGGCTTGACGGTTCTGGCGACTTTAGCAACGGTGCCACTACCTCTCGCGTGACTATTTCTGGTGATGCGCGCACCGTTATTGGTGGTGAAAGCCGTGTAACCAGCGATTCAACCTACGCCCCTAAAAGTAACTCAATCTGGGCGGATGCGTAATGACTAAACTTATTACCGAACTCGCAAGCATTGGAACGGTTGACGGCGCTGCTGATGTCCTTGAGATTACCGATGTCAGCGCAAACACGAGCAATAAGACAACTAGGAATCAGTTGCTCGGCATTACGGGAGCTCCTGTAGGCACTACTGATAGCCAGTCTATTAGCAATAAAACCATCGGAAACACAAACAGCGTCACAGCCCTAGATAGCCTATTGGTCATACAAAGCAACAGCGATCAGACCAAGCAAGCAGTTTTCAACGCTGGCAGTATCACGACTGCCACAACCCGAACGTACACGCTCCCTAATCGTAGCGACACGCTTGTTACCCTTGCGGGAACTGAGACCTTGACCAATAAGACTCTTACAAGTCCTACAATAGCAACACCGACTATAACCAACGCCTCTATAACAGCTGATTCTATCAGCGGATTTTCTAGTGCCAACAATGGCACTATCTACGGCCTGTCTGTCACCAGTGGGCAGATTGGGACATCAGGAATAGTAGATGATGCCATAACTGCCGCTAAGATAGATTGGGCCTCTACTGGCGCAAATGGCGGTATCTGGTGGGAAGAACTCGGCAGGACTACACTTAGCTCTGCTGGAGATACCATTAGCGTGACAAGCATACCTGCTCGAACATTTCTCAAAGTAATTGCAGTTCTAGGTGCTACTGGAGGTGTAGCAGACGCTGGGCTTAGATTTAATAACGACAGCGCCGCCAATTATTCTGAAAGGTTCAGTAGTAATGGAGGCGCAGACTCTACGACTACAGGAGGGGCTCAGCTCGTATTCAGGGCTGGTGCTCTTGTAGTTGGGGGTACTGGAATCTCGGTTGGCGAAATAGTGAACTTTACTTCACAAGAAAAAATTATTTCTTGGCAAGCTGGCGGAACAGTTACCGCTACAGGAGCTGCGACAGCTCCTGGTCGAATTGAGGGCGCTGGTAAATGGGCAAATACCGCTTCCCAGATTACCAGAATAGATGTGATAAACTTTAACGTTGGCGATTTTGCTATAGGATCAACTGTCGTAGTGTTGGGGCACAACTAATGTCTAATAAAAAAATAACCGAATTAACTAGCTATACTGGCCCAGACGGTGCCGTTGACGTATTGCCTATTGTTGACGTTGGCAATAACCAGACTAAAAAGATTACTCGCAACGGCCTTTTAGGCATAACGGGATCACCTATCGGCAACACTGACACTCAGACCATTAGCAATAAGACTATAGGCATTACCAACACCATTACCCAGTCCGACAGCTCCCTCATAGTTCAGAACCTGGCAGACGGTACCAAGAAAGCCAAGTTTGACGCGAGCGGAATAACTACAGCTACGACTAGGACCTATACGCTTCCGAACAGCTCTAGCACGCTTGTTGACCTTATTACGGCTCAAACTTTGACCAACAAGACCCTTACAAGCCCAACCATAAACACGCCTACAATTACTAATGCCAGTATTACAGCAGACGCTATTACTGGGTTTTCAAGTGCTAACACGGGCACTATCTATGGCATACCGATTACTTCTAGCAAGCTCCCAGGCACCAGCATAACCAACTCTACCGTTGGCCCTAACCAGTTAGCCACTGGTGCGGCTACCGCTACTGTGGCAACAGTAGAGACAACTACGTCAGTCACCTTTGTAGACCTAGCCACCGTAACTGACACTGTAACTGTAACGGTAGGGGTCAACGGACTACTGTTTATAGTACTCGGTACGGCGTTCTTTAACTCTGGGGCAAACTCTACCCTTATGTCATATGCCCTGTCGGGAGCAAATACCCTTGCAGCCGCAGACGCAAACGGTACGCTACAGAGCGCAGGTACAAACGGACTTGAGATGTCATTCTGCAAACTTCTTACAGGGCTTAACACGGGTTCAACTACGGTTAAGCTTAAATACCGTGTGTCTGCTGGTACAGGTACGTTTTTTAGAAGGTCGATAACAGCAATACCGCTATAAAAAAACGATATGATTGCATTTGCTAAGCTCAAGGATATGCTATAATACCAGCAGAGGATACGCCCCTGTAGGGCGTTTTTTTAATTTATGGCACTTACCTGGTCACAAGCACAAGCAAAATTTCAAAGAATCGCTGGAGACACCGATGCTACTGCTCTAGCTCAAGCAGAAGAAGATATGAACATCGGTGCCAGCAAATTTAATGCTGCCCTTGACCGATATTTTACTCGAAAAGCGAAATCAACCGACACTGTAGCGAACCAGCAATTCTACCAAACACCGCCTGACTGCATACGAGTGCGCGGAGTAACGAACACTCTTAGCAATGGGCGCAAGTACCCAGTACACCAAATACGCTCAGAGTATGAGTGGCGAGCCATCAACACCGTCCAGCAGACAGGAAACTGGGCTACTTACTACTTTGTGAGAGGCGCTGACGAAATTGGGCTATGGCCTATTCCTAGTGCTGATGTTACGAACGGTCTGGAGATTTACTACGAACCACGCGACCACCTTATTACTCAAGACGACTACACCACGGGAACTGTGACCGTTACCCAGGGGTCTACCACCGTAACTGGTTCAGGAACAACACTTACTACCTCTATGGTCGGCAGAACATTCCAGGTGACTGACGGCTCTGATGGCTACAGTTACAAAATTACAAGTTTCTCTAGCGCTACAGTAGTGCTGCTCGAAGAGCCATATATTGGTTTAAGCGGTGGTTCTAAAACCTTTAACATCGGTGAGTCATTCATATTCCCCGAAGAATACCACGATGCTCCAGTGGACTATGCCCTGTCTCGATACTTTGAGGTACGCAACAACCCAGAGCGCTCTAACTACCACATGGCTAAATTCAAAGACTCGGTTACAGACGCTAAGGCTAAATACGCAAGTTCTACTGCATCGCAAGTAATTACAGAAGAAGCTCCTGCATACAACTTTTGGCAGCTACCGCCATCTGCCGCAACAGGAACGTGGTAAGCCATGGCTCGGCAAGCAGAGATTAGACCTCTGGTACAAAGCTCTTTCTACGGGGGCTGGGCAACCGATGACCAACTGGGAGGCCCCAGTTCTTTTGCATACTCACGCGGTATAGACTTCCGCAAGAAACCAACGCAGTTTAGTTCACTCCCTGCCGCCCGAAAAGAAACTGGCGGAACCGTAACCGACCTTGTGCAAAATGAAGTTATGGTAAATGACGGTACCATATACGCATTGGGTAATGCTGGTAGCTTTTACAAGCGAACTCCAGGTGGCACATGGTCTAAAGAAGCCACCCTCAATAGCGCAGGATCTCACGGGCTTTCATATCGCCGAGACACTGATTCTGTGTACGCCACTAGCCTTAATACTGTCAGTGAATGGTCTCCAGTAAGCGGTACCCCTACTATAAAGATAGACAAGTATGGTGCAAGCGCCTCAAGCGCCTCTACGGCTTATCTGACTGGAGGTACTCTCACCACAGCTATCGGGACTACTACGGGCGAATCATCAAACCAGAGGCAGGAATACCAGCCAGACATCGAGCCTTGCGTCAAGATTGGCGTAAAAATTATAGCCAAAGGGACAGGCAACTGGACACTCACTCTACACGATGGAATCAACAATGTCCTTGGAACTGTGACCGTGGCGAATGCCAGCCTTACGAACAACGCTATTAATTACTTCACATTTTCTAGCCAAATACGCCAATACGTTAAGCCTAACGCGCGAACGTATCACTTTCACTTGACTAGCACTGTAGCCGATGGAACCGTTGCCAGCTCTACGTCAAACGACCTAAATACCTGTGACTTTGAATACTGGGCCGATAGGCTTATTAGCACCAATAACGGTATGCACCCTCAGGAAACATTTTTGCAGTACCAGGTTTTTGGTAACGGCAACTACCTCAGCGTGTGGGAGCCGCTATCTGACGTACCGACCAACGCAGAATGGCTTAGGCACCGACTTACTTTTCCTTCTGGGCTTGAAGTCTGCGGACTGGCGGTCTTTAATGAGTACCTCGCTATAGCTTGTGAGCAGCGTAGTACAAGTGCTCTTGTATCAAATCAACAGGGGTATATATTCTTTTGGGACGGCCTTAGTACTACCTACAACTACTACATCAAGGTGCCAGAGGGCTCGCCATACTCGATACATGAATATAAGAATATTCTTTACTACTTTGCTGGCGGTGCATGGTACGGTTATGCAAACGCTGCTCCTGTAAAAATACGAACTATGCCAAACACTGATAGCGAATTTACCGATACAGTAGACCAGACTATTGTTTATCCTAATATGGCCACAGTACGAAAAGGCGTGCACCTATTCGGGTTTCCGTCACAGACAACCAACCAGACGATAGAACACGGGGTTTATAGCTACGGTGCAATAGACAAGAATTTCCCCGAAGCGTTTGGCTTCAGCTACCCTATTAGCACGGGTACGCTGCTCAATAACGGCACGAACAATCTTAAAATAGGTATGGTTAAGAACTTCGCAGACATGCTGCATATCTCTTGGCAAGACGGCACAAGCTACGGGGTAGACATTGTAGACAATAGCAGCGACCCTCAAGCAGCTACTGTCTGGCAGGGGCTTACGTTTGATAACGGTCAAAGGACTAAGCTAAAAACAGGGGTAGAGCTCTCTGTTTTGTTCGGGTCACTCCAGGCGAATGAAACCGTACAACTTGGGTATAGTATTGATGGCGGTGCCTACGTTTATGGCCCCGTGGTTACTTCTGGACAAATAGCTACGCTTAAGATTAACAAGCGCTTTTATTACATTAGCACCAGAGTGCTCCTTGGCTCAGGGACTACTACGACAGAGGTTAACTGTGTTACGCTTATATTCAACAGTAACTACAACGAAGCGCAGGGATAAATGTTCAATAACCCCGATGTACAAAAGTACGACAGCATACAAGACATCCCCCTTGTAGCCCAGCCTAGCGATCGACTAATGCCTCGCCAGGTGGGCACTGGTGTTTCTCGCGGGCAGCAGCTTATGGGCAATAACAGCGTTATCCAGAATAACAGCGATGGGCGAATTGAAGTGAATGTCAGCAACGTACCACAAATATTCTTAGGCACGCTTCCAGACGGGACTTATGGGCTTGTTATAAGCAAACCAGGAGTAAACATAAATACGGTGTTCTTATAATGTCGTTATTAACAAATATCAACAATGTTGCGTTTGCCAGTAACTATGGCATAGATAAGATTATTTTAGACAGCGGTACTACCAGCTTTGCTGTAGCCGCTGGAACACCAGCATCCCCCACTACTTATTCTGGGAGTGTTGCTCACGGGCTCAACAAACGGAACCTAGTGAATGCCACGTTTTCAGTAGATAACGTAAACTTTTACCCATGCGGTTCGGATTTTTATAACGGCGCTCTTGTCGGAGGACTTCCCGCTTTTGCTCGTTGCTATGTATACTCTGACGCAACCAACATCTACATTAAAGATGCTGTAAATTGTTTGAATGGCTCGTTTGTTTTTTACATAAACTACGCCCTGGAGTCAGTACTATGAGCCTATTGTCAAATGTAAACTTTACTTCTTCAAAGAATTATTTGAAGCAGTTGGTGGCAGCTTCTGAGACAATGGCAAAACCAGCTACGCTTGATGGTACTTCTGGTGTTTACTACACGACAAAAACAATAACCCACAACCTAGGCTACGTCCCTTTGGTGCGAGCCTGGTACGACAAGGATGGCAACGATACACTTTACCCGACAAACGGTCAATACGGCGGCCAGACATCTGGCGATTTTACTTGGGCGTATTATTTCTTTATTGACAGCATTACTACCACGGCCGTTACGTTCCGCGCCGAGGCAAATATTCTGCCTACGGCTGGCAATTTTACGTTTTATTACAGAATCTATTACGATTTCGGACAATAATATGACTATAGATGCAGAAAAAGTAATATTCGCTAGCACGCTCAACGCTTATAAGAACCAGGGCGTTAAGACCTCAAGTGTGGCTATTAGCGGCTCTATGGCTTCAGGAGCAATACTACAGCTGAGCACCGCCGTTACGTTGACTGAATCTCCAGTGTACTTTACGGTTTTGGCTAATATGAACGATTTTTTTAATACGGCCAATAGGTGGCAGGTAGTGCCATCTTCAAGAGCTACTGTCTTTGCGACTACAGGATTTGTTTCAACCGTCACGGGCTATGTCGGGTTTACGGTAAGTGGTAGTACCGTCACTTTTGTTGTGACTATATGGAATAACTCTGGTGGAGTTGTAAACCTAGTGGCTACAACCGTACCGTTCCAATATGTACCATATACTCTTGCAAACTAGAAAATAGTGCTATAATAGACTTAACGGATGCCGCCTAATAGCATCTTTTTTTTATTTTACAAGGACTTTTCTAAAAATCATGGCGAACACATCACAAGAAGCACTACAACAGATACAGTCATTCGACTCTAGCCGAGCCAATCCTACCGATGTTCTAAATCAATCAAACCAACAGTTCGGCGTTGACCAGTCTCGCCAACGGCTTGTTGGGCTTCGTGGCGCTATTATGGGTACTGAGAACCTGCTTAAATCAGTAGATCCTAGTGTTACTGGGCGTACTTCTAACTCGCTCGTTACAGAGGCTCAAAGAAGCAAAATGGTGCAAAATGAGCGTGCTCCAATCGCTGACCAATATAGCGAACAGCAAGGAGCACTACAGAACGAAAACGCTAACTACAACGACTTACAAGGCCAAGCTGCCAAGGATGCTCAACTTCGCTTAACTGCCGATGATACTAAGCGCAACTCACTTCAGTCGCTATACGACACCCTTTACAGGCGAGAGCAGGACGCTCTTGCAGCTGAAGCAGCACGCAAAGCCGCTGCCAGTGGCGGTTCTTATGGCCTTGGTAGCTATCTTGGCGGCTCATCATCTTCAGCAGCAGCAGCTGGCGGCAAAGGCGGCAACAATACTGACCCTGTACAGCAAGACGCTTACAACGATGTTAAAAACCGAATGGGGAGCATGTCTGAGGCCCAGCTTATTAGCGATTACCTTGCTACTGCTAAAAGTGCTGGTTACGGAAATACAAGAGATAAATACAAGGTTCAGGCTTATGCCGCTCTTCTACCCAACGTTGTGTCAAAAGCCTATTCTCCAGAGAAGAGTGGGGCTAAGGTTGACCAGGGAGCTGCGTTCAAAACTACTTTTGGTGGCCTTGGAGGTCTTTTGAGCTCCGCTAAAAACAAGGCGGTAGGAAACTTTAAGGCGGTATTCTAATGGCACTCGCTCAACTAGATTTTAATAAGCTCGAACAAAACTACCAGCAAACAGCTCCGAAGGCTGCACCAAAGAAAAAAGTAGGCGGCATGAAAGGCTTGCTTGCCAATCTTCTACCCCTTATCGGTGGTACGGTTGGTGCTGTCGGTGGCTCTTTTGTAGCCCCAGTTGCTGGTACAGCTGCTGGTGGTGCTGCTGGTTCAGCCCTTGGTGAGTACGCTAAACAGAAATTATTGGGTGAGAAAACTAACCTCGGCTCTATCGCAGGTCAAGGAGCACTTGGTGCTATACCAGGCGTTGGCAAGATTATAGGCAAGGGCGTACAGGCTGCTAAAGCTGGTGTGGGAGCTAGGGCGCTTGCTGAGGGTAACGCTATAAACAAGACTGCACAAGCTACCGAGAGTATGGCTGCTGCTACTAAAGCCTCAAACGTACCAAAGGTAGGTAAGTCTACCGTTCCTACTCCACGACCAGCCCCAATGGAACTACAACCTCAAAAGACTATATACAACCCTAGCGTTGCCGAAACACAAGACATGGCAAGCTCTAGCATGGGCGTTAAAGTCGGAAGAAATGATAAGTACGGTGTTCCATTCATCCAGTCTGGCAAAACCCCAGTTAACCGTGGAACGACCATGGATATTAACGCTCCTACCATTGGTGGCCAAACAGAGGCACAACTAGGCGCTAAATCAGCAGAACTACAATCTACTCAAGCAGCTAAGGTTGCTAAAATGCGAGGCGAAGTAGCACCCGAACAAGCTCCTACTAAACAAATGGTTAAACAAGCCGAAGCTCCTGCTGCTGTCAGTGAGCCGCTACCAACACAAAAGCCTGGTAAACTAGATAAATCTATTCAGAACTCTGAAAATAACAGGGCGCAAAGCCTATTCGGTAAAGATGCTACTACTACTAAGGAATACCAGAAGCCACTAGATGACGCTCGCAGAAAAGAACTCGATGCCTACGCTAAGAGCAAGGGTATTACGGCTACTCAGCCACAAAAGGCTGCTCAACAACTAGAAGCTAACCACCAGCAAGTAACTAAGAACCTCAAAGAAACACTTACTAGGACTAACCGACCTGTCACCCAAGCAGAACGAGACAAGCTAGCTAAAGACATAGAAGCTGCCTGGGCTAAAGATACTAATGTTGCCAGCTCTAACCCTAAGCTTAAAAAAGATATTCTCGATAGAATCCGTCACGCCGAAGATTCCAAAGACCTTGAAAGCCTTGCAAAGTACCGAAGTGGTACGCTTGACGCAGGTGCTAAATACAATGCTATGGGCGATTCTGCTGGTACTGCCAACTCTACCATAAACAAACTAGCTAGAAACGCTGTTAATAAGTTTACTGGTAGCGCCTCTCCTGAATATAAAGCTGCTCAACAAGAGTTTAGGTTGTCTAAAGAGGCTGCCGCTAGAGCTAATACATCTTCTGGGCGCGTTGTTGATGCAAAGATTCCTATTGTTAACCTACCTATTCGTGGCTCAGGTCAGGCTGTTGAGGGCGCTCTTAACAAAGCTAGAAACGTCAAAGTTGCTGCTACTAAGGGCTATAAAAAAGCAGCTTATGGCAGCGATGGAACCCCACCACCAAACCCAGCTGGCGCAGCAGAACAAGCCGCCGCCCAAACTGGCGAGCAGGTTGCTGCTCAAGCTGGAAAATCTATGCCTAAAGGCTTTATGCCATACGTTAAAGCTGGTGTTAAACAAGAACTATCTCGTGCTATTGTCGGCCCAATGTTACCAGAGGGTATGCAACCAGAACAGGCGCAAGCCGATGTTGCCGCTATTGACCAGTACGATGGCACTCCAGACACCCCAGAAGTAACACCAGACACCCCACAAGGCCCATTCAGCGACCCACAGATGGTTCAACAGGCTTACCTGGCTGCACTTGCTGACGGCAACACTAAGGCTGCTAGCATGAT